ACCGAACCTGATGTAGTAGCAAAATTAGCACCTGTAGATGCTGTTAAGACAGTACCGTTCCAAGTAAAATTAGCAGAGCCAGCCAATAGACCAGAAGAGTTAAACTGAACTTGCGTGTTAGAGCCACCTGCTGGGCCACTACCTGTTGAGCCAGCAAGCAGAGTAACTACGCCAGCATTGCTTTTGTAGTACAACTTTCCATCAGTAATGTTGATAGCCAACTCACCGCTATTAAGGTTACCAGCAGTTGGTACAGCCGCCGCAGTGGTGCTGTAGTACAACTGAATTGGGGTGTATCCGCTTTGTGCCATTTTTTATTTCCTTAAAAAGTTCCGCCAGATATTCCTGTTGCGGTGATGGTTCCGTTAAACGTGGTGTTGCCAGATGAATTAATATATTGCCTTACATTACCATCACCATCAGATAAAACAATGTAATTGTTGCCAGTTTCAGAAACTGGTGTTGCAAATCCAGTGTAACTTCCAATAATGACATTTTTTGCACCAGTCGTTACCGCTGACCCACTTAGATAACCAAAAAATTGATTACCGCCGCCTGTTGCCGTGTAACCCGCTTGGTGACCTACTGCTGTATTGTTGTTACTCGGATTTGACCAAAGGGTATTATTTCCTACTGCAACATTAAAATTACCAACAAGATTTGAACGATTTGAATCGTATCCAATACAAGTATTCTGACTACCAGTTGTATTTGTCCTTAATGAACCAACACCCAATGCTGTATTGTAATTTCCATTAGTATTAAGTCTAAGAGTTTGTGAACCAATACCAGTGTTTGCTACCCCCGCATTGGACAAAAGAGCATCATTACCAACAGCAGTATTATCATATGGGCCTACTAATGCACCTTGACCTACCGTTATACCGTTAATTTGCCCTGTAGTAGTCAGTGTCGAAAACGCACCAGTATTTACAGTTGTAGCACCAACAGTACCATTAATATTAATTGATGCAGTACCTGTTAAATTTGTAACCGTACCACTGCTTGGTGTACCTAATGCGCCATTGAACGTCACAAAAGCACCAGCAGAGCCAACAGCAATACCAAGAGCCGTTGCAACGCCTGTGCCAAGGCCAGATACGCCAGTGCTAATTGGCAAACCCGTAGCGTTTGTCAGCGTACCAGATGATGGAGTCCCTAAAACACCGCCATTAACAACAATAGCACCAGCAGAGCCTACGTTAACAGCAAGCGCAGTAGCAACTCCAGTTCCAAGCCCACTAACACCAGTAGATACAGGTAGTCCAGTTGCATTAGTCAAAGTGCCACTTGATGGAGTTCCAAGCACGCCACCATTAACAACAAAAGAGCCAGCCGTTCCAACATTGACACCTAAAGCCGTTGCAACACCTGTACCCAGACCTGTTATAGAGCCGACCGCTGGAGTCACCGTGGTGTTCCCAGCAAGCGTCAACTGACCCTGCGCATTGACTGTGAATGTCCCTACTTGCGTTGCAGAACCATATGCACCAGCAGTTACAGCAGTATTTGTAATACTAAACTGTGTACCCGTTAAGGTCAATCCTGTGCCTGCGGTATATGAGCCTACACCAGCAAATTGCACCCAAGTAATAGGAGTTGTACCTAAAGTACCTCCTGCATTGGAAGTACAAACCCAACCAGTGTCAGCGTATAGGGTTCCTTGTTCGATAAATGTAAACGCCCCCGGCACTTCTAACCACGAGTCCATATCCGTTGCACGAGTCCATGCACCCGCCGCAACTAAATAAATTCCGTTGTTTTGGCTCAAAGTTTGGTCTTTAACCAAACACCTATCACCAGCAATCAAAGCAACACCGTCAATAGTTTGCGTTCCAGACAACGTAATGTTTGTTGTCGTTGCCGCTACGCAAGAAGCCTTGGGGTCTAGCCCTTCAGCCACAGCATCAACATACTGTTTAGTTGCTAATTCCAATGCCGTAGTTGGGTTTTGCGTTACAGTCACCGTAGTCAATCCACCCAAAGTAAGACTTGATGCACCTAAAGCAATTGATGTAGTACCAATAGTCAAAGAACTATTAGTAAGACTTGCATTTGCAATGTTAGTCAATGTGTTGCTTGAACCGCTGATTGTTTTGTTTGTTAGCGTTTGTGTACCAGTTAAAGTGGCAACAACGGTCGTATCAATTGAAATCGTACCTGTAGAGGTGATTGGGCCACCTGTGAGGCCAGTTCCCGTAGCCACCGAGGTAACGCCAGAACCCGTAATAACTGCACCCCATGCGCCGTTAGCATAACCCTCAAAGGTTGCTGTAGTCGTGTTGTAGCGGAACATTCCATTAATTGGGCCTAGACTTCTCTGCCCTGTTGTTCCTGCGGGAAAGGCAATGCTACCAGTGCCGGGGACTATTGGGTTAGAAGCCAAACTAAGGATTGGAGCCGTAGTTCCATTAACAACCGTTATTTGGTCAGACGTTCCAGTAACAACCGAGATTGTTCCATCACCAGAACCGAGAGTAACCCATGCCCCACCTTGGTATCCCTCAAAACGAGTTGTTGTTGAGTTATAGCGAATCATGCCATTGACAGGCACTGCTGGACGACTTCCCGTTGCTCCAATAGGTAAGGTGAGACTAGCAGTACCACCCAAAATAGGATTGTCTGCCAAAGAAATTGTTGGTACACCGCTCACGCCGTCACCGTTAGCAACAGTAACTTGATTGGCCGTACCTAAAAAAGTCACCGCGCTAATAGCGCCACCAGAAGAAATGGTCATCAAACCATTAGCGCTGAGGTTTGCCAAGTTTAATACTTGACCAGCCAAAGTGATTGTTGGGTCACCAGATATACCGCTTCCATTGGTAATTGCAATACCAGCACCAGAAACAGCTATAGAACGCCCTGTAATCGCTGTAGAAGACGTTTTAACCTGAAAGCCAGTACCAGAGTTCACTAAAGACAATAAAGCGCCTGTAGTGCTTATATTGAAGAGTCCTTGAGCGCCACCGTCTGTAATTACTAAACCATTTGTCACGCCGACATAACGACTGTTTGCCAATTGAGGTGTTTGATTGACTGTCAGATATGTATAAGTCTGAACAGGTGAGCCAGCAAGTGCCGCAGTTGTCGTTTGTACAGTTACGCCATTTTGAACGATAGGAACTGCCTCAGTGCCTGTAATAGCACCTGCCGCTGGGAGTTGTAGTATGGTGACTTGTGCGGACATTTATGTACTCGTATTGTTTGGGGGATTAGGCGCAATAGTGTCCTCATTCCCTGTGTTAGTAGGAGTTTGAGTATTTTGTTGGGTCGAAATTTGGAACTGGCTTGTTCCACCAGTCATTAGGAAGTTGTCGTTAGCCGCAACACTCACATCAGGGCGTGCAAATCGAAGGTTAATCCTTTCGGTTTTCCGTGCCGCCAAACGGTAGGGGTCTAGGGTATCCCAACAGCCTTGTCCGCATACGCGAAGACCGGGGCTGTTTCCATCTGGCCTCAAGTCCACATAGGTACGCTTCATCTTGCACCTATCGCATACCGCGATTGCAAGTGAAGTAAGTCCCTCGGTGTCAAGAAAAATAGGCATTATCTTGTGTAAACTGAAATATTAGGGGCAAAGTAAATCGGCGACTTGTCGCGCTCTTCTTGTTCTGCTTCGTATAAATACTTATCTGCCATCTTTTCAAGATAGTTCACTCTATCCATAGCAACTTGCGGGAGTTCGAGGCTCATTCTATGAGCCAGCATAAAAATAACAGCTTCATACCAACGCTGAGGTATTTGTAATTCATCCGTTAAAGCACCGACATCCATAATCTGCGTGGAATACCATACAGTCATTTGGACAAAGGGATTGCTTGGTGTAGGCCACAAATAAATAGTTGGGGTCGGAATTGTGCGGTCAAACCAAAATTGAAAGGGTTGGTTTGCTGTAAAGTTCTTATTTGGCAAATTGGTGTAGTCATCGCGATTTAAGCGAGACATCATCACTTCGGTGCTGTTATTACCTATGTACCACTCACGCAAGGCTAGAGTAGTGCCACTTGAGGCTTTAATTCGATAGAATGGGACGTTTTGACCGGGGTCTATATCTGTCCATACCCATGTGTTGTCCTTAACAGCAATCGCCCCAAGGTTCTCTAAATCGTAATAAGTCGTGCCATCCATCGAGTATTGCAGTGCAATATTCCACGTTGCAGACCCATTATTAGCAATATAAGGTAAAAATCCAATAGAACCAGCATAAATAGGGTCAGACGTACCGTAATTGACGGTAAAGCTACCATTTGCAGAAGTTTGTTGGGTATAGGTATCTACGTCGCCATCGTATAGATTTGCAATCGTACCGCCAGCAGAAGATGTATATGCCCCTACTGGGCGATTTAATGTGCGATATAAGACGTTTAAAGTGTCAACAGCACCACTAGGTAGGGTATAGCGGTATTTGTCCGCAGACAGCCCTATAACCTCTTTGCTGATGCACCAATATTGAATACCTCGATTAATGAGGTTAGAAAGAAGAAACCCTAGCGATTGACGCGAAGTCAAAACTTGCTCAGAGGTTAGTTCTTCAGCCAACTTGCCGCATCGACGAGCGCCGTGGTCAATCAACGTCTGTACGTTGTATGTTTGTCCGTAGGTGTCAGAGTACGCCATAACTATCCTTTACCAACCAGAGCATTTCCAACGCTTCAGTGATGCCTTTGCTCTTGGAGCATCACCCTTTGCATTCTCTACAACACCTGACATTCTTGCACAAAACGAATCTTTTCTTGCTCCACCTTGTGGCTGTGGAGCCTTTAAATTACTTCCAGTCTCTCTATTGTATTTTGCACGACCTTTGGCTGTTAATCCAGCACCTTTTTCAACGGACAACTTTTCTCCGCGACCAACTGCAAGATTAACTTTTTTTTTGGTCATTTTACTTTGGCGGTTTTTGCTGACTGCTTAAAGTCTTGAGCAGTTGGCGCACCTTTGCTACCCACTCTTCGCATTTTTTCGCCAGAGCCTTCAGCGATTCTTTCACGCTTTGCATTAATGTTGTCATACAATCCGCCGCCTTTCATTTTCTTTGCTTCATCAGCTTTATCAAAATCTTTACCAACTTTTTGAGGTATGCCAGTCTTTTTAGCAAAATCAGGGTTATGCGCAACTGCCGACATTAATTTATGCTGGGCTAGTGATTTGCTTGGCATGATTATGTCACTGGGTTAACGTAATGTTTTTGCATTTCCAAGATGACTGTGTATGCATCTCCAGCACTACCATCTAAAGTTGTAAAAGTAATGACGCCATCTTTACCAGTACCTGCGTTGTTCCACAAACCACCAAAACCTGAATAGTCTTGGGTGTAATTTGTATTTGGCGGAATAATTTCAATAACAACTGGTGTACTTGCTTTCCAATTCATTTGAACTTCTAAGCCATGCGTCATTGCCGTGCATTTTAAAATGGTTACGCCATCACAAGCACCGCCTGCATTGGATGGCAAAAGTGCTGAAGGAGTTACTTTTGCAACCGCAGATTCATTTTCAGTCGTACTCATTGATGCATAAAACTTCATAATGGCGACTCTTTCGCCATCAAATAATGTTTGGGATGTAGCCGTAATAGTCATTCATTTCTCCAATTAAAAGCAGGGGGCGAACCCCCTACTAATTTTTAACAAGCACGTCCACCGCGTTTTTTACTTGCTGGGGATACTGTTATAGATTTTTCAGTTTCTGTAACAGAACCTTGACCTCTCATAGAAGGAGACATTGATTTCTCTTTATCACTTACAGCGCCTTGACCAGTTAGGCTTGCATAAGCCTTCTTAGCTTGGCGTGGCAAGAACATCAGAGCATCAGTCATCATCTTGCGGTCTGCCTCATTCTCTGCCTTTTCACGAGCATAGTGAGCGTCATACGCGCCATTTGATACATCCATCTCTTTGTCGGAAGTAGAACCACCACCAGCCATCTTCATATTGCCATACTTGCTATAGACCTCGTTAGATTTTGCTTTAGCCGACTTCATGGCTGAAGCATTTTCTCTACCGAATGCCTTCATCAAGTTACCTTCAGCAGGGGTAACCTTGCCACCCTTTTTGAAAGTACCAGACAATTGATTGATGCTTACAGGTTGCGAAGGCTTTTTAGCGCCTTGTGGCATCGCGACGGGCTTGCCTGAATTAACAGTTCCCCCCGCCGCGTAGGCTTTTTTTGAGGATTTACCCCCATGTTTAAAGCCACCAGCATTACCCAATGTGACGCCGCCAGTTTTAAATCCACCAGCGTTACCTAAAGCAACACCACCAGTTTTAAAACCGCCAGCGTTACCAAGAGAAACGCCACCTGTAGCCATGCCGCCCTTTTTCATGCCGCCTTTTTTCAGTTTTAAGTCAGTGCCTTTGCCGCCCTTATGCTCTTGCGAGTCATGTTGCTTGAAAGCCTTCTTAATCATCGCCTTGTCTTGCGCCG